TCAATAGAAGTACCTGAATCTCCTCCTCGAACAGGTATAAAGAAATCTTCTGTAATGTTTTGCATATTATATTTTAAATTGTACTCACCGGTCTTATCATCCATAACAGGAGTCTTTTTCATCTTATTTACAACTTGTTGCATATAGTTTTCGACTTCTGCTGGTGGTATATTTCCAATATCAAATTTAAATACTCTCTTTTCAGGAGCTCTCATAATTCTATGAATTAACATAGCATCTTCCATAAGAGTTAATTGTTTCCAAACTTTACGAGCCGCTTCTAATGTAGAACGACCATATGGTAAAAAGTTTGCATCACTTATTAATCTAAAGTGTGCAATTTGAAATGCTTCAAAGTCATCATCTAATGGCCCATAAGTAGTATGTCTAACGTTATCCACAGGATTCATACGAAATTTAGTTAAATGTGGGTTGTCAGGGTCTTCGCCTTCTACTCTTGAAATATCATATGGGCTCATAGGAACAACATTAGTAATACCAAATTTTTCATCTATATCAAGATACAAAAAGAAGTCACCATATTTACACATATTACGAACCCACGGCCATAAATTAAATTCTATATTTATAACATCATAAAATAAGTTATGTAATATGTCGTGTATATTAGCATTATCAGTTTCTATATTTAAAACTTTACCATACTCGTTTTTCATAGTAGATTCATCTGCATAAATATCGAGTGCGGACGAAATAATAGAGTCACTATCCATCGTTTCATAATCTTTGAAGAGACCTAAACGTTGTTGTTGAATTATAAGACCGCCATCATACCCAAACTGCTTAGCAGATGAGTAGATTTTTTGATATCTGTCTATCAACTGATGTTTTATACTCGATTGTGTTCTCGATGTATCAGAAACTTTAAGTTTTTTACCACCAACTTGTCTAACAACAACGTTAGTAGAAAACAATCTCTGTAATCTTGTAAATAATCCTTTATCTACAGCCATAATTAACTCCTACAATAACCATTTTATGTCCTCATTTTCTTTATTTGGACCGATTTCAATTCTCCAAGCGTCTTCTTTTCCGCCCGGTGTGTACATTAATTGATTAGGAGTAGAGAAATTAGACATAGTTTTTTTACTTAACTCTATTCCTTCTGCTCTTAATCTTAACGCAGTATCTCTTACCCATAATGCGATGCCATAGCTCATCACTAAATCATCATTATAGCCGGACATAGCTTGCGCTTTATTGTTGTTATATATAAATACAAACAACTCATCAATTAATCGATTTGAATGCACAATTACTGCCTTTTCTCTAAAGTATTCTTCTAATTTAGCAATAACAAGTGGCCTTGTTTTCATTGTCATAGAGAATCCAGGCTTTAAATTTCTATCTTGTGCCCTAAATTTATTTGTTATTTGATGTTCAACATCTACATATTGTAAATCTTGAGAAGAATAAAATAAATTTTGATATCCTCTATCAATAACTTGTTGAATAGTAGCCCAACCTATATTATTATTCTCAACTACTAATAAAGCATCATTAAACTCTGTAGCTACATTTACACATAGATTACCAAAGTCTTTCGTACTTATTTTACCTCTATACTCAGCAACTTGTTCCATAGATTCAACATCTAATATATGAAATGCAGAATAATCTGAACCATCACCTCTACTAACATCAGCACTCATTATATAATTTTTATTATAATCCGGTGCTTCCCATATCCAAACATTAGAGTCTATGCCTTGTTTCATCATAGGTTCTCTACATTGATTATCTTTGTACTCTTGTAAAATAGAACCATCTACAACCATTTGACCTGAAGTTAAAAAGTCACAATCACATTCTTGTGCGGCGAGTCCGGGTCCTAATAATTTATCTTGTGCTGCTCTATACGATTTATCTCGTTCAGGATGTACGGTCCAATGAAGTTTTATTGGATAAAATCCATTGTCGTTTTCTTCAGCGCCTACCCAAGTTCTATGAAACCAATTTCCAACACCGTTTGGTGTAGATAACGCAATACATTGTCCACCTGTTGATAGTGTCTGTTGAGCCGCAGCCCATATCGTATCAATCTTGTCTATAAATGCAGCCTCATCTAATACTAATAAAGATAACGCTTCTGAACGACCTGAGTCTTCACTACTTGAAACTGCTTTTACTTGTGAACCATTTTTATATCGTAATGATAACTTATTATCTTCAATACAAGTCTGTTTCAACCAACCAGGTAAATTAGAGTGCATCACTCGAATCTTTGTAACAAGATTTTTAGCAGTATCTTGTTTTGTTGCTAATACTAAAATGTTTTTATCATTTCTAAATGTCATTAACCATAATGAATACGCCGCAGTTAACGTAGAAATACCTAACTGCCTTGCTTTTAAAATTATATTATACTTATGATTTAAAACTTCTTTGAGTGTGTCTACTTGAAACGGATATAATTCAAATGGTATCTTTCCTCTTATAGGATGTTGGATTACACAATACTTTCGTATAAAATAAGACGGGTCTTCACCACACTTAATATATTCTTGTCGTAGTGCTTGTTTTAAATCTTCAGATTGCATTAAATCTTTCCTAAGATAAATCCTATTCCTAACCAAAGATACTGATTTTCGTACCATTTAGGTTCAACTAATTCTACTAATCTTTCATTAGCTTCATCACGAACTTTTAACAAATCAATTCGTTTTCTCTGAGCAAGTAACAACAAACTATCTAAATTTGATTGTTCTTCTAACTTAAAAACAACTGCTTCACAATCAGAAATTACTACTTTTTGTGATTCTATCAATGAATCTGCTTTTGCTAACTTACTTTCCCATTGAGCATCACGTGCTTTTAACATTTCTAATGCTTGTTCCTGTGTAAAAGTAGTGACTACTTTTCCATCTTTCTTTATCTCTTGGCCTTTCAGAGCGCCCATTACAAAAAAAGATATTAAGAAATATTTTAATATTTTCATACTGAATCTCATTTGTTTTTAGCAAACTTTCTAAGAAAATCTTCTGCTGATTCTACTTCATCATTATCGTAAACTTCCTGCATCTTCTTAGTTTTCTTTTTAGACATAGTAAGTTTTCTTTTCATATTGCCAATCTCTTTTTTAGAAGCCTTCTTTGCTGTTTCTAATTCTACGATTTGTTTTTCAACTTTCTTTTCTTCTTTCTTGTTTTCATCGATAACCTTTTTAAGTTTTTTCACTTCTACACTTTTTGCTTTATTCACAGCAAATAACGCACCGACTGCCCCAAGAAACCCTAAGATGTATTTAATCCACTTCATTTAATTCTCCCAACTCTGTTTCAAGTTTCTCTATGTTAGTTTCAAAAAATTTTACAGCTTCATCAATTTTTGCATCCCATTCTTCAGGATTCTCAACGCTATATTCTTCTCTATCAATAGCTCCTAATTCAGGATTTATTGCGTTTAAATGTGTGACAGACTTTTGGTCATAAAATTCTTTTATACCTTGTAAGTCGTCTTTCATCTTAGATATCCTATTTTCTAAAGACTTTCGTTTTTTCCATTCTTTGTGTGTGCCTTCAATGATTAGTTTATTTTCAAATTCTATTTGACAATCAAAACAATGTTCATATTGTCTCCACACTTGACTATCAATGTTTTTCTTCATAATCTTTTTACACGATGGACAGAACCAAGGCATTCTAACTTTTTGCATTATCTCAGTTAAACGACTTTCTTCCGGTACAGCCTTTTCACCTTTGTAGCCGACCATTATTCTTTTTTCAGGAGTCTCTCCTCGTAAAATAGCTTCCATCGCTTTATATTCACGAACTCTTTCTTTACCACTCTTACTACCAAAATCTTGACTCATAACTTACCTTGTGTATTTTAACATTCCAAGTATTTGATTTATAGGTGCGAACAAACCTGTTAGTTTGTAAACTTTACCTTTAAACATAAAAGTAATTCCTTCTGTAGGAACTAACTTTTTAAATCCACCCATAGATTGTACTTTGTCAATTTGTGCTTTCATCATATCTATAGTTCTTAAATCATTACTTGAACGTATTTTTTTTATTGTTTTTGCTATCTCTTTTCTCATTGTAACTGCGGCTTGTGTAGGATTTGCAGATAAAAAGTTTTCCATATTAGATAATACTTCTGCTCCTAAGTCAAGAAATATCTTTTCAAATGGTAGAATGTTTTTCTTCCATATTTTAGTTTGGTCTTGTTTATCTACAGCTAATACCCATTGTAAAAATTTAGGATATTCTTTTAAATCTTTTTTAATTGTAGGTATCTTATATGATTTATCAAAGAACGCCCATCTCTTCATCAAACTATACAAAACGTTATCTGTAGGATTAGGGTAATCAGATGATTTAGCGCCTGATAAAATAAACTCTAACCAAAAATGTTGATGATAATCACCTGCGGTGTCTGTATCTGCGAGTCCATATTGTTTCTGTAATTTATTCACTCTATTTAAAAATGTAGATTTTTTAGCTTGATAGTCTTTAACTTTAGGTAGTTTAGTATTAGGCAGTGCTTGTATATCAAAATGTTTTTGAACATTTCCGTTGACTTTCTTAATTAACTTTGTTAACTTTGAACCTGCTGATTTACTCTGTCCTATAGCTTCACCCTTTTCATTGTAAGTCATAGTACCATGAAATACTAACATATTAATTCCGTATGGTATAACATTTGTAGTAGGTACATACATTACTTCTAAACTCATAAAAGACTTACCGTTACCAAATATATTATCTAAATCTTTCTTACCTAACTTCTTGATAGCCATCTCTAAATCTTTCATAGAATATGTAAAGGCTTTTTCAATTTCACCTCTACCTGAAAACATATTTTGTATGCCTTTAATATCAAGAGAGTTTTGACCAAAGTTCTTTAATTGACCTTTGTTTCTCGCCGCTCTTACTTTTCCATTAATAAATGAAATCATAAGATTTTGACCATCTGTCTTTTCTGAAACACTTTCAAGTTTACCTTGAAGTGCTAAATCTATCATTGTTTTCAAATCTCTAAACGTTAACCTATTATCATCGAAAGGGTGTGCGAGATGTCCGTAGGCACCACCCATTAAAAGTAACTCTTTATCTTCTATAAATAGTTGTTTGTTTCCTGAAAATACATTTTCTTTTAGTTCACTATCATTTATTCCTCTACCACCCTTATCAAATTTAGTAAATTTTTGTAGCTTACCAAAATGTTTTTCTTTACTCATCTTATCTTGTTTAGTCCATTTCATCTTATCAAA